AATACTTTCTTTAGAGCTCGTCACGTAGTACGTGGCGATATTGACACGAAGGTAGGCATGGCGCTACATATCACACTCAATAGCGTAAAGAAAGCATGGCAGGACTTTAATGCAGATCATATTGTATTCTGCTTAGAAGGTCGCAGTTGGCGTAAGGACTATTACGAGCCTTACAAGCGTAATAGACAAGTTGCACGTGATGCACTTACACAACGCGAACAAGAAGAAGATACAGCGTTTTGGGAGATCTTTGACGAGTTTAAGAACTTTATGACAGAGAAGACTAACTGTACTGTTATGCAACACAAGCAACTTGAAGCTGATGATCTTATTGCAGGTTGGGTACAAGCACACCCTAATGATAATCATGTTATTATTAGTACCGACGGTGACTTTGCACAACTTATTGCACCTAATGTAAGGCAGTACAACGGCATTGCCAACATGACTATTACACACGAAGGTTACTTTGACGACAAAGGCAACAACGTTATTGACAAGAAAACACAAGAGCCTAAGCCTGCTCCACAGCCTGACTTTATGTTGTTTGAAAAGTGTATGCGTGGCGACACTAGTGATAACGTGTTTAGTGCTTATCCCGGTGTACGCAAGAAAGGCACTAAGAACAAAGTTGGCCTTATTGAAGCGTATGAAGATAAGCACACAAAAGGCTTTAACTGGAATAACATGATGCTACAACGCTGGACTGATCATAACGGTGGCGAACATCGTGTGCTAGATGATTACAATCGCAATGTTGTACTATGTGACTTAACTGCACAACCCGAAGATATTAGAGAGATTATCGATACAACTGTGGCAAACGTAGAACCCAAAGACATTACACAAGTTGGTATGCGTCTTATGAAGTTTTGTGCTAAGTGGGATATGCAACGTGTTGCAGACCAGGCAGCAAGTTTTGCAGAACCATTACAAGCAAGGTATAACAAATGACTATTAAAGCTAAACCAGTATTAAAAGACAAATTTTGGATTGTTGAAAACGAAGGTACACGAGTTGGTACCCTTAGTAGAAACGAAGATGGGTTTGTTGTTAGTCAACAAGGCAAAGTTGAGTTTTATAAAAGCGAAAATCAACTAGCAAAGACATATGGAAAAAACTTCCTAGTTGCTAATATTACAAAAGAAAACAAATCAACCTCACGTGAAGTACACGGATTTCCAACACGTACTACACCTTATAACAGTATGTATGATATTCAAAATAAGCTACCTTTGTTTACCAAAAGCGAAAAATCAAAAAGCGTATATTGTGCAGGATACTATCTTGTTAAGTTTAATGTCAACTGGCTTAAAAGTTATTGCCCAAAGATAATTACTATTGAGCGCAACGAATACTTAGGTCCGTTCAAAACAGAGATTGAAATGAAAGCAGCACTAAGCAATGTCAACAGAGCCACTTAATACACTACCTATACAACAACTTATCCAAATGGTTAAGATTGCCGAACAAAGTAGAGCAAAGGAAGTGCGGCTAGATATAACACAAGCAAAAATCTTAGCACTTACACTTGGTGAAGTTATGGCTAGGCTTCACGGAGATCTTGAAAAAATAATCGATGCAAAGATCGATAAACTTAACACAGATCAAGTTATTGAAATAAATATGGACTCAGGAGCCTGGTAAAAGAGATAAATATATGCGTATATAACTAAAGGATACGCACATGAGTAGACCAAAGCCAAATGTACTGTTAGAGTACACAAACAAAAATACTTACAAATGTGAGCAAGTTCTTGACGCAGAAGCTATTTGGGCTGTGTTTTACCAAGATAAACCTTTTAACTTAAAAAGCTCAAATGCACTTACTAACTATCCGGGCCCTAAGTATAAAAAAACAAGTTTCAGCAATCCCGGACATGCACATAACCTTTCAAAAAAGTTGAATGACATGTTTAACACATCTGATTTTTCAGTATATATGTTATCCGATGGCGAAAAGTTATTTGACTGATAAGGTTACATACACCAAGCTGTTCCTAAAAGAACTAGGAAAAAGCTATAATGATATAAATGTAAAAGAGTTTATGCCGCTTTGGTGGCAAAATACTCGTGCAAAAGACAGTAGTGGATTAAGACTCACCGAACAAGGGTTTGATGTTATAAACGAGATTGGTATAACAACATACGACATACCATATCCAAGATTTACCCTTAACAACTCAAATCATTATACATCTTGATCGTTTTATTGACTGTCCGTATTATCTTACTAATAGAAGTATTACTGTAACAAACGAAAAGAAAGCAGTCGAACTAGGACTGTTTAGTGGCGACTTACGCAAATACGGCTTAACAAAAGCTATGAATCGTTCAAAAAACGGTTGACTCCTGCTGATTATGTGCTATATTAAGTTGTAAACAAACTTAATATGAGGTCAATAAAATGGCAATGTGTCCAAAATGTTTCAACAAAAATAAAAGTATGTGGGCAGATCATTGTCCTGACTGTACTCATAAAACTGATTTTGGTGAACAAATGGAGTTTTCTGCGATGGTAACTGGTTTTCAAGTTGTGTTGATTGTTGTATTTTTTGTATGGCTATTTGGTTGACAATACTCAAATTCCATGCTATAACTGTTATATAGAAAATACTGTAAAAATAAGGAATACACTATGTCAGAAGCACGTACACTTAGCCCTAACAAAGCAAAAAACAGCCTTCGAGTTGCTATGNAAAAGAAGCGTCCTATTTTTCTTTGGGGNCCTCCAGGCATNGGTAAGTCTGATATNGTAGCACAAATCTGCGATGGTTTTTCAAACTCGCATCTTATTGACATTCGTTTGTCGCTTTGGGAACCTACAGACATTAAAGGTATTCCGTACTTCGACAGCAACTCAGGTACAATGGTTTGGGGTGCGCCTAGCGAACTACCTACAGAAGAGTTTGCGGCACAATATGACAACATTGTATTGTTCCTAGACGAAATGAACTCGGCTGCACCTGCTGTACAAGCGGCAGCATACCAGCTCATTCTTAACCGTAGAGTAGGTACTTACAAGCTGCCAGACAATGTAATGATTGTTGCGGCTGGTAACAGAGAAGCTGACAAAGGTGTTACATATCGTATGCCTGCTCCGTTGGCTAACCGCTTTATCCACATCGAGCTTGCAGTATCTTTTGATGATTGGTTTACTTGGGCTGTTAGCAATAAAATACACCAAGACGTAGTAGGCTACCTACAGTTTGCTAAACAGGATCTATACGACTTTGATCCACGTAGCGCAAGCCGTTCGTTTGCTACACCTCGTTCGTGGTCATTTGTAAGCGAGTTGCTAGAAGACGATATCGACGACACTACCACTACTGACTTGGTAGCAGGTGCAGTTGGCGAAGGCTTGGCAGTTAAATTTATGGCGCACCGTAAGATTGCAGGTTCGCTGCCTAATCCAACTGATATTTTGTCAGGCAAAGTTAAAGAGCTAAAAACACAAGAAATCAGTGCTATGTACTCATTGACTGTGTCATTGTGCTACGAACTTAAAGAAGCAAGTGACAAAAGTGATAAAAAGTTTGACGACAAAGTTAATAACTTTTTGCGCTTTGCAATGGATAACTTTGACACAGAACTAGTTGTTATGGGCATTAAACTTGCACTTACGCAATATGCATTACCGATTGACCCTGACGAAGTTGAGTGCTTTGACGAGTTCCATGATCGGTATGGCAAGTACATCAAAGCCGCACAATCGGTATAAAATGGTATATAGTGGGCACTTAGGTGCTCACTTTTTCTTTATTACGGTTGATTGTAACACGGAGAACGATAATGCTAGATTTTATGCCACAGTATGTAGCTATGCAAATGTCTGCTAAAAAGACTCAAAGCAAACTTAAAAATTGGGAACCTGATCCAAACATTACTCCAGAAGCACTAGAGTTAATGCGAGTCGAAGTGTTGGATCGTATTATTACTGCTCGCGTAGGTCTACTACTACGTCATCCGTTCTTTGGCAATATGGCTACACGTTTAAAGATTGTTGCTGCCGATGAGTGGCTAGGTACTGCCGCTGTAGACGGGCGCAACCTGTACTACAATACGCAATTCTTCAATGCAATGAATAACAAAGAAGTTGAGTTTGTTCTTGCACACGAAATCCTACACATGGTATACGATCACTTGGGCAGACGTGATTATCGTAACCCTATGCTTTACAACATTGCAGCCGACTATATTGTTAACAATTTACTTGTACGTGATCGTATTGGTGTTAAACCTAGCATTGTTGATTGCTTTCAAGACTTTAAATACGAAGGCTGGAGCAGTGAAGAAGTATACGACGAGTTGTATGAAGAAGCTAAAAAGAATGGCGAAGAAGCTATTAAACAACTTGGCGAAATGTTAGATGAACATCTAGATTTAGAAGGTGACGACGAAGGCAATGAAGGTGACGACGAAGGCAAAGGCTCTGGACGTCCTAAGTATTCTAAGGCAGAACTTGACCAGATCAAAGACGAGATCAAAGAAGCTATGATCCAAGCAGCAAGTGCTGCTGGTGCAGGTAATGTGCCAGAAGGCGTGCAACGTTTGATCAAAGAAATGACTGAATCTAAGATGAACTGGCGTGAGCTACTTCGTCAACAAATCCAAAGTACTATTAAAAGCGATTATACATTTAGTCGTCCATCACGCAAAGGACAAATGAGTGGTGCTATTTTGCCAGGAATGGCATTCCAAGATACTATTGATTTGTGCATTTGTTTGGATATGTCAGGCAGTATTGGCAATGTACAGGCAGCTGACTTCCTAGGTGAAATCAAAGGCATTATGGATGAATACCAAGATTACAAAATCAAACTATGGTGCTTTGACACTAAGGTGTACAACGAGCAAGACTTTAGTGCCGACGGTGGTGACAGCCTAACTGACTATGAGATTATGGGAGGCGGCGGCACTGACTTTATGGTTAACTGGTCTTACATGAAAGATAATGATATCCAACCTAAGAAGTTCATTATGTTTACAGATGGGTATGCTTGGGACAGTTGGGGCGATCCAGATTGGTGCGAAACTATCTTTATTATCCACAGTCACCACGATAAGAACTTAGAAGCACCGTTTGGGCTTACAGCACATTATGACGAGGCGGCTACTTGAAACTTAAAAATCCTAATCCATTAGACGTATTAAAAATAAGGCGGGTGAAATTTTGTCCGCCGCATTTTAGTACTACACAAATTGCTCGCAATTATAACTTAGATAAAGTTATATGCGAATGGATTATTGACAACCTATCAGGCCGGTACTATTTTGGTAGTACTATCAAGTTAGACGACGATAAAAACTTTA